AAGTTGAAGTTTTTCATCCTCATGTTTTTACACTTATTTAATCTCAGATAGTTTCATATAAATTTTCTCGTCTAAAATAGCCATTTTATCAATGAAAAGAATATCTTCTCCTTTACGTCCAGAAAGGATTACAATATTCTCTTCTTTTGGTAATTTGTTGCCATTGTCGAGATATTCAGTGAGCTTGGCTTGTCTTGCAGAATCGAGCAGCATGGCTTTGATTTTGCCATTCTCATCAGAGATTTCGAGTTTGGCATATTTGTTTCCATTTGCGCTCTTCTTCTTGAAACAGTCTTTCACTACACCTACCATACGCACAGACTCGTTCATGTCAAGAGAATTGAAGGTCAAGCAATCAGTATATCTTTCAGAGCTTTCTTCCGAAAAAATATCCTTGATTTTATAAGAATAAGAATAACCTAACAACTTGGTTTCAAAATACCAGTTGGCAAATTTAGGACTTTTGCTGTTCTTGTCATAGATTTCGCGATAACCAGCATACTTTGTTTTGAAAGTATTGAATCTTTTTTCGCTCATGATTGGCTTGTTGTCGTCGCCAACCTGCTTGTTTTTAACGCAATCGTGGATTGTATTTAAAATGTCGTAGTTGTACTTTTCTCCAAGAGAAATGAATAATCTCTTTTCCCTTTCTGTAAGAATATTGAATGCTTGAGCTTCTAAGACTAGGCGGCAGCGATCTTCTGAAAAGCTGCTCAACGCACCAGCTTGAATTAGTGCTGACAAGTTTCCGATATTCAAGCCAACTTGTTTAGCGGCGATAAATACATCGTATTTGGTTTTCAAGTCTGCCTGACAAAACTCCATGAGAGAATCAAGAGTGCTATCGGAAATTCCCTTGATGCTGTTCAAGCCGTATCGGATATTTTTACCTTCAATTGAGAAGTCGTTCTTAGACTTGCTCAAGTCGGGAGGTAAGAGCTTGATATTAAAGAGTTGCAATTCTTGAGTGATCTTGTTAATTTCTGCAAAAGAATCTGGCTCAAACTGACTCATCTTGAGTAGGCTCAAGAAGAAATTCTGGGGATACTTAAACTTAAGGTAAACTGTCCAAGCAGCAAGAATCGCATAAGAGATTGAGTGAGACTTGTTGAACGAATAGTTCGCGCTGTCTTCCGCGACTTTCCACAGCACTTCGGCAATTACAGGGTCAAGCTTGTTTTCCTCGATCTTTTGTCTGATCTTGTCTTGCCAAGCTGCCATCTGATCAACCTTCTTCTTGCCCACAATGCGGCGAAGCTGTTCAGCTTCATCGAGCGTGAAGCCAACCTTCACTGCCATTCGCATAAGCTGCTCCTGATACAAGGGAATGCCGCCAGTGTATTCCAGAATATCATCAAAGAACGGGTGAACGCTTTGGAAAGCTCCAGTCTCTACGTAGCGAGAATATCTGTCCAAGAAGTCCAAGGCTCCAGGGCGAGCAATGGCAACCACCGCTGAAAGCTGTTCTAGATTCTTTGGCTTTACTTTTTGCGCTACTCGGAAGTTTGTATCCGCTTCAATCTGGAACAGTCCTTGTGGAGCAATCAAGTTCTGAAGGCTAGAGTAAATCTCTTCGTCTCGCAAATTAACTGACAAAATATCAAGCCCAACCTGCTGACAAACATCCTGAATAACAGATAGCGTGCGAAGACCAAGAATATCAAACTTGACGCACAAGCTAGCAACATTATTCATATCATAGCCAGATACCAAGTCTCCCTCTCCTGTTGTTTGGAGCGGCATGATTTCTTCCAGCTTGTAGTGGCTGATGGCAATGCCCGATGGGTGAACGCCAGTATTCTTCACAAGACCTTCTAGCTTTTGAGCAACTGAAAAAATCTTTGGATTGGCATCTGCCCACTCCTTGAATTTCTCGCTTTCTTCGCAGGAATTTTTGAGAGACGCGACTTTGCCGAATTTCTTGGGAATCAAATCGCTCACTTCATTGACAGAGGTTTCTGGAAGCTCCCCAACGATTTTACCGCACTCCTTGATGCAAAGCTTGCTGCTCAAGGTGTTGAGAGTGAGAATCTTGCAGGTTTTACCAGCGTATTTGTTTTCAATGAATTTAATAACTTCTTGGCGGCGTTCATAAGCAATGTCATTGTCAACGTCCGCTAGAAGCGAACCGTCAAGGAAAACTTGACCGTTGACTTCGATCTTTCTTGCGCGGCTTTTTGAGACGAATCGCTCGAAATAAAGCTCATACTCAATCGGGTCAACCTTGGTAACTCCAATCAAGTAAAGGACAAGAGAACCAGCGGCAGAACCTCGCCCTGGCCCTGTTGGGATTTTGTTTTCGTGACAGAAGTTAAGAATGTCCCAATTCAAGAGAACATAGTCAATAAACCCTAGCTCTTGAAAAAGAGAAAGCTCAGTCTTAACTCGATCATAATAAATTTGGGCATTTTCTTTTTTATCAATTTCTTTGTCTAGCACGCCCTTGTAGCAGAGCTTGCGCAAAAACTGGTAGTTCGAAGATGAGTTGGGAATCTCTAGCAAGTCATAGTATTTTTGATCAATAATAATTTCTGGAAGCTTAACCCCTGGCAGAGTGGGGTTTTCATATTTTTGGAATTCGTTGATCATGTTAGATTTCAATGTCGTAAATTTGCTTTTGGAAAACTTGGAAAGTCATTTCAATATCGTAGAGAGCATCGTGCAGCTTGCTTGGGTCATGAGGAATCTCATAGTGCTTGAGCAAGTGAGCTTGGCTTGTTTTGATTCCCTTCTCGCGATAGTTTAGCCAGCGATACTGCCAAGAAATCAAGTCATCTGCCTCGACAGTCTTAACTTCTTTAGCAATGGCCATTGCTAGGGCTTTTGTGTCCAATACTCTACGAATATAGTTGAAGCAAGCTTCTTGCCCGCAAGACTTTCTCAAAGAATTAAGCATGTAAACATCAAAGCCAAGAATGTTCTGGCCAATGATTTTATTTTCCTTATTCTCTAGAATGGGCCAAAATTCATTAATTACCTCTTCTGGACTCACGGCCAATCTCTTGTATTTGCCATAATCAAAGCCAGTGATTCTCGCAGCTTCTTCTGAAACTTTGAGGTCGGGCCACCAGATGTATCTTTCGTGTCTGGCTACGACTTTTTTACCAACAGCTTCAATCCAAGCTAGTTGCCAAGGGCGCGAGCGCAAAAGGTTGAGTCCTTCTGTCTCTGTGTCGAGAATGACATACTTTTGATTGAAGTCGAAACGAAGCAAATTATCTTTCATATTCTTGGAAGGCTTGCCAGCAAAAGGAATCGCTGCCGCAGTGATTTAGGTTAGGGTTGGAGAGAGACTGCTGCTTGCCGAAGCTGCGATTGCAAAGGCATTTATAAGTTTGCCAAGCTTCAAAGTCTTCTCTGTTTTTATAGTAAATGGATTTAACTTGTTCCATTCTAAGCTCCGCTCTTTGAGCGAAAGCAGAAACCTTTTCTGTCAAAATTTCATCAAAAGGAAGATCATTGTCTTCGATGAAAAGAGTTGGCTTTGTAAACTTAAAATCAGGCACACACTTCGCGCCGATAAAATGATTCATATAAATAAACGAATCATAGAAGGGGATACAAAGCTTAAGAGAGCCTTCGTGCCAGTGCTTGTTCAAAAGTTCGCTGTCAACAAATCCCGCTGATTCTCTATTTGCGATGGAATAGATTTGAGTTAAATGCTTGATGCCTTCATCGTTTTTTGCCATGATGACAATCTTATGAAGGCTCTCTTTTCGAGACTCTTCATTATTGCGGTCATTGCAGCAATTCAAGCGAAGACCAAAAACTAATTGAATATCGTTCTCTTGACACCGCTGATGAGCATCAATGAATCCAATCATTGAATCTTCAACCAAGAAGATTGTTTTCAGATTGTTCTCTAATGCGATAGAGATGACACTATCAGGACCGCCAGTTTTTGTTTTACTTGGGTCTTGCAAGGTTAGTATTGACTTGCCAATACTATAAGTTGTTTTAAACAGCGGAATCATGCTAAATTATAGCATACTACGCTGCTAGAGTCAAGAGTTTTTCCGAAAATGAGGGCAACCGCTATAATAAACAGTCTGATACAAGAATTGATCTTCTGGATATTTTTTAGTGTATTCGTCAAAGTCTTCTAAGAAGCAAGAAGCTACCATATTGCCTTGCATATCGTTAATTTTATAATAATAAAAATCAAACTTATATGGACAATGGTACATTACGCTACCATCTTTTTTCAACTGTCCTTTATGAGTGGCTCTTCCGCATTGTAATGGACCACCAAAGGAATTATCTTTTGGATAGTCTCTGCGAGCCGCAAGATCAGAGAAGGCGTCTTTAATCGAAAAATTATCAAGATACTTTTGGATTTGAGTTAATTCTAATTCAAAGCCGCGCAATTCTTCATCCGTCAATTCGTTCATTTGAATGACTCCTTTTGGTTCTGGCAAAAACTTCAAGAATAAAAATTCAGAGCGAGTCAATTTATACTCAGGAAATTTCTTTCTCACTGCTAATGCATACATGAGGTCTTGAAGATTATTTTCAATCTCTTTTCCTTTAAATGGTTCTTTGCTGCTTTTAAAGTCGCGGATAATTGCTAAACCCTTCTTCTTATATAGAAAGAGTTTGTCAATAAAACCTTTGATTTTGTAGCTTACTTCATCGTCTTGGTAATTGAAATCAAAATCTTCTTCGCTCAAAGCTTGAGTAGGTTTGCCCTCAGCATTGCCAAAGAAATCGTATTCTAGTCCAGCCAACGTCATTGTCTTAATTTGCTGGATATTGTCTTCTGAATCTACACTGTCTCTGCGAGCGTGCTTCATTACCATTCTCTCAATAGCTTTGCTCGCAAAAATATCCTGCTTCTTGATGATAAGATCGTAGTGTTTTTTGTGGCGCTTTTCTCCTAGGCATTCAAAAACCAAGTGGCAAATACTTCCACGTTTTGCACCATCATTACTGCGATCTGGAAGTTTTAAATGATATTTGCACCAATATAGCCAGCTACATGATTGAGCGGTTTTAATTCGGCTAGCTGATAGGGAGGTTTTATTTTTAGATTCCAAAATTTTTATAGTAAAATTTATTCGATTTCAGACCATGCAGCAAAAGTTTCAAACCAATCTTCTACGAATCTTTCATCATTAGGACAAAGCTTTTTCATGTTTTCTGCAAAAGCTTCTTTATTATTAAGAATTGCTTCGCAAAATTCATCTACAGACATTTTTGTTGGATAGCATTCAGCAGTTGTATCTTCTCTAATTGGTTGGCCGAAAAACATTCTATTGTGCTGATTTGTTTCATTTAATGAATCATTCATAATCTTCGATTTTATTTAAAAATTTCTTAAGTTTTTTGTCTTGGAAAGAACTACGGTTGAGTAAGCAGAATTCTTTATAGTCATGTAGTTTTTGTTCCTGTGAAGCTTGCGGAGCATTATACCAATCAGCAAAAGACATTTCTTGTTGCCTCATTTCTCCAAAATCATTGGCCCAAGGAAGCTGGATAGAAAGCTGATCGAAGTCAAAAAACTGACTAAGCTTCATGTAATTTTTCAACGCTGAAATTTTGCCATAGTTTTTCTGCTTCTCGTTATCGTTGTTAGTAGCAATAATAATCTTGTCCAAGCTTTTTGAGCAAAGATAATTTAAAAGAGAGGGTGAACAATCTAGCCCAAAAGTCACCAAGTTATTCTCATAACCTTCTTCTGTTAAAGCTAAACTGTCACCAATACTTTCGACCAAAATAACTTCGCGCTTTTCTTCGATCAGTTTGTCAACTGTTTTCTCTTGAGGAACGAAGGCTGGGTAAATCCAGCGAGTTTTTGTCCCGATGTGTTTCCACTTGGGAGCATTGTTAGACTCGTTTATTTTCCTACCACTAAAGCCAATGATTTGTCCCAAGTCGTTATAAACAGGAAACACCATGCGCTGATACATCTGGCCAGCAGATGCCAAGCCGCATTTGTATTTTGCTTGAGTCTCTTCGGAGATTCCGCGCTTCTTGTAAAAAGAATAATTGGGGAATAGTCTCTTGAGACATTCTTCTGGGTAAACTTTATCCATTTCGACTTTTTCTTTTGCTACATATTGAATCTCGGAACTGTTGACGCTGCCAACATATTCTTTGATTACTTTGGGGTCTTTGGTTTTAAGCGTGAGTTCTACTAGTTTTTGAAAGGGCATCGAGCCGTTGCCCTGAACGTAATCTTGCCAAACCCCTGTATTCTTATACACTTTTAAAGCGGTGGGATTGTCGCCTCCGCGATAAATAGCTTTAGTTCTCCAGTGATTGCCGAAATCTTTGAGGGAATATCCCATTCTCTCCAAAGAGTTTCTAATCTCATCAGAGTTCATCAAAGTCTGGTGCCGTGTTTCTTCCATTGTGTTCAACATCCTCTCCAATATCATTAAATTCAACAATATCCCTCAAATCACCTCGCTCAGTGATGCAGAAGTTTTTAAACTCCAAGTTCACGAAGTTCTTGCGAAGAGTATCTCCAACTCGCACAGGTTCAACAGCACCCGCTACATCGCGCCCTAAGTGTCTTGCTTTGACGTTGATTAGTTTGTGAGTACCGAACCTCGTTCCTTCATTTAGAATCTCGTCAGCGGTCTTATTTCGCAGAATAAACATGTGAGAGCAAAACTGCGTGATGCGATCTGACAGTGAAACAATACTCTCATCATCAACGATGTTTTGAGAATTGCGATTGTTGGTAATGCCGCTTCGGTTCGACTGAACAGAAGTAATCATGGGAATGATTGGAGCATTGTTATACAAGATTTCTTTTTGGACGCAACGCTTGAACTTGTCAACCATTTCACCAACAAGCTGCCATTCATTCTTGTTCCCCGACGAACTTTCTGAGGTTGTTTTAATATAGTCGAAGCTAAAAATCATCTTGTTACCTCGACCAACCTTGGAATAATAAAATCGCTTAAGCGTGTTAATCATGGAATCAACATCCATGCCGCCAACATTATAGTAATAAAACTGAAGCTTTTTAACCTTGTTCCAAACAGAACGCACCTTGTCAACAGTCTCTTTACCAGCACGCAGCCATTGGCCGCTTTCAATCAAGTGCATGGGAACGCCACTCAAGGCCGAACACTGGCGCATAATAAGCTCTTCCTTGCTCATTTCACCGTTGTCAAAGTGAAGAACTGGGACTCCATACTGGAGGCTTACCTTGGTGCTGTAATCCATGCAGAATTGCGTCTTACCAACGCCGCTTCGGGCGACTACAACGGTAATATTTCCAGGGCGAAGGAGTGAGCCGTAGATTTCATTAATCTTGGGGTGCGGACCCATCATGCCAAACTCTTCAACAGGGTTTGCTCCACGCTCTTCAATTAGAGCCTCCATTTCATCATAGATGTTTTCTGGAGAATCGTTGCCGACTTCGTATTGATTTATACGATTATTATATTCTTTGTCAGCGATGGAAATGATTTCGCCATAACTACTCTCTGGCGAGAGCGTTCTCATCTTCTTCGCGATAGTCTGGGAAGACTCGTAAATTTCGCGGCGAATCGTATATTTCTTGAGTTCTTTGGCGGTCTTGATTAAGCTGCCTTCTGCAACTTTTCTCATGCCAAGAGACTTGACGTATTCAGCGACGTTGATAACGTCATCGAACGAAATGCCCAAGCTCTGAACTCTTTGAGCGATAATTACATCGTCAATATCTTCGTGAGCTTCTAGAGCTTGTTTGACGATTGTGAAGATGGTTTTATTTAAAGAATTGTCTTCACTATAAAAGTCGCGTTCGTTGATGAACGCAGAAATGTCGAAATATGATTCTGGATTTTTAATCAGCCCTGCAAGTAGCTGCTTTTCAAGTTCATAAGAGTAAATCATGCTGGCTATACGCTACAGCATTTACTCTTCTTCGTCAAGAAAATCTTCATCCAAATTTCCGCCACCAAACATGAATTCGCTAGAGTCAGCGTTTTCTAAATATTTTTCCAGAGCTTTTCTCATGCCGAATTCAACGACTTGAGAATCATATTTAGCATAAATCAAAGGAACTCCATCCTCGGAAATGTAGCCAAGAACAATCGCCTTGTACTTGTCGGCGTTGCCACTTAGCTCATAAAGCTGATCAATTAAATTCGGCGGCATCTGAAACTTCGACATTTCCTTGGTGAAATTCTTTTTATTCATATAATTATGTTACAGAAAAACTCCTTGCGATTCAAAAAATTCTTTATTTAATTCTGAAACGTCATAAATCTCCACTAGAGTTATGCCGTTGATTTGACAAAAATCAAATTTTTTAGAATCACGCTTTAACTGTTGAAGAAATTTTGCGCGGCTTCCATGAAAGAATGGAACAAACTTAGTATGCTGCTGACCTTGAACTTCAATAGCAATTTTCTTGTTTGCATTAAAGAAGTCAAAAGTCAGGCGAGTTTCTACCATGCGGAGTTCTTCAAAAACAACATCGTCCTTCCAATATTGACGAAGAAAGCGTTTGACTTCATCTTGGAATTTACTGCGCGTTTTTTTCTGCCAATCAATTAAATATTGACGAGCGTTCTTTAAGGTCTTTTCTTTACCATAAAGAGTTTTAAACTTCATTGGCAATCAAGCTCCTAAAATAGCTGATCAAGAATTTGCAAAGCTCTGGGTCTTCT